ATACCACAAACATTGGGTTATGGCTATGGTGCGGCTAATCCTTCATGCGAAGGAAGAATACTTTAGATGGCATGACGCTGGGGACTTACAATCCCTGCTGCATTTGCTTAACATCTTGAAGGTGGCAAAAGCTACGCCAAGTGTCAAGTATTGGTTACCTACGAAGGAAGCCAAATTGCTATATGATTTTGTAAAGAAATACGGCAAGGATACTATACCTGATAACCTTGTTATAAGAGTTAGCGGTACGAAAGTGAACGGTAAAGCTACTAATCGCTGGCACTTGACCAGCACAGTACATGAGCCGGGAACTGAATATATAGGTGAAGAATGCACAGCGTATACAAGGGAAGGCAAGTGCGGACCTTGTAGGAAATGTTGGGATGAAACTATCCCCAACATTAGTTACCCGAAACATTAGGAAGGGCTTAGTAGTTATGATGTATGAATATGGTATTAAATGGCTATCACCTGATGGGCCGGTCATTAAAATAGTTGAAGCAACTAATGCTCTTGATGCTTTACGAAAGGCATCTGTTGAGTATAGTGTAGGAGAGATGTACAACAAACCTATTATTGAAGTGAAGATATGGAAAGAAATAGGCGTTGACACAATAATAACAACCATACTCAAGTAGGAGAGCAGATGATGGAATATGCAGTAGAGGTTCAAGCAGATAGCACCGGCACATGGGCTGGAAACGGGCTAACATTTGACACTGAAGATGAGGCGAAGGACTATGCTCTTGATCTGTATCGTAGATGGTCAGCAGTTAAAGAGTGGAGAGTAGTCTTACTTGAAAATTCTGGTTGACATTTGCCAACAGATACACTACATTAAAGTTTGACCCTTTCCTAAAGGAGATTAAGATGGGTAAAGTTAAAAACTGGTTGATGGGTATGGAGGAAGATGCTTCCTGCATGTCTCTTGATGAGTGGACTGATAAGCATGGTGAGTGGAACAAGATGGTGTACGAATCGATCAACGGTGAAGAAGAAGGTCGTATCTTTTATGATCTGTTTGAATAGATAGGAGAAAAACAAATGTCAGCATTATCTTATATTTCCCTACACAATATCTCTAAAATTATTGTAAGAGCATCTAATCATGGAGTAGGAGAAACCTACTGTGGTGCTGAATTTAGAGAGATAGTATTCCACAATACTAAAGGGGAAAGATTTACCTTAGTAGCATATGGTAATGAAGATGAACTTGTAACCGTGGAGGTTCAATAATGATTAACACTACAATAATTTATGAATGCGCAGACTGTGATCAAGGTCTTAGATACTGGAAAGAAGATCGTAGTACTGAATGCGGCGAATGTTGCGGCACTGGACAAATTGAATATGAAGAAACATACGATTGTATTGAAGATGCAATGATTGATTATCCTGATGCTGTTGAGATATTCTTCTACAACGAGAAAGAAGAAGATGAAAGAAAAGAAAAGTAAGAAAGAATGGAAGTGGGCTAATAACCCGGTAAAAAAAGACTTGTACTCTGGTAAGTATGGGCAGAAGATTAAGCCTGTAAAGAAGGATACTGGACCATCTGTAGAGGAAGGTCTTGATGAATTTTATGAAGAAGGAGATACATATGGAAGAAGTTAAAATAACAAAAAATATGAAGGATAGTGCAGATAAAAGAGCTAAAGAACTGGGTGTTCTAAGGAACTCTATTAGTAAAGGTGCAGGGAATGTTATTGGTATGCTTGGTGAGGAAATTGTTTTAACTGTTCTTGGTGGAGAACTAAAGAGTAGTTATGACTATGATATTATTTTACCTGATGGAACTACAACAGATGTTAAGACTAAAACAACCACCGTTGTTCCACTACCCTCATATTCTTGTTCAGTAGCTGCTTATAATATCAAACAGAAGTGTGATAGTTATTCCTTTGTACGAATAAAAAAAGATTTGACAGTAGGTTGGTACTTAGGTAAAATCGACAAACTTCATTTTTTTAATGAAGCGAAGTTCCTTGAAAAGGGAACGGTTGATCCTGTTAACAAATACAAGGTCAAAGCATCATGCTTCAACTGCCCTATAAGTGTACTACAATAGACATTGAGACTGATGGTCTTGATGCTACTAAAATTTGGGTTGTTGTTTGTCAAGATATCAATACTAAAAAGATTAGAATATTTCAAGATAACACCAACCTAAAAAGATATCTGGTGCAATACGAAAAGATTATAGGGCATAACGTGTTATCATTCGATGTTCCTATATTAAATGAACTGTGGACTATGGATATTAGTATGGAAAAAGTAGTTGATACCCTTATAATTTCTCAATTATTCAGCCCTAATAGAGAAAAAGGACATTCTCTTGCTGCATGGGGGCATCGATTAGGAATGGAGAAAGGTGAATTTAACGACTTCTCTTCTCTGTCTAGAGAGATGGTGGACTATTGTATACAAGATGCCAAGATTACTACAAGAGTATACGAATACCTTATGACTAAAGAGAAAAAGGATTTTTCTGATACTAGTATTATTTTAGAGCATAAGATAAGGGATGTTATAAATAAACAACAAAAACACGGTTTCTATTTAGATGTAAAGAAAGCGCATATGCTCATGGTAGAAACTAAGAGCAAAGCAAAAGAAATAGAAGAAGAGATTCTTGTTTCTATGCAAGCAAAGGTTAAGTTTGTCAAGCATGTAGTGCCAAAGATTAAGAAGAATGGAGAAATATCTAGTGTTGGTATTAAACAAATACCTAATTATGAAACCGTTGTGGAAGGTGAGTTTAGTTCTATTGAATTTCAGCCGTTTAATCTTGCTTCTCCGCAACAGATTATCGAAAGGATGCAAGAATACGGTTGGAAGCCTATTGAGTTTACTCCTAAAGGTAATCCTAAAGTCAGTGAACGCAATCTTAGTACTGTATCTCCTAATGCACCAAAAGCTCTACAGAAATTAGCAGAATGGAAAATGCTGGAAACAAGATGGAAGACAGTAGAAGCGTGGCTGGAGGCTGTTGATACAGATAGCCGTGTTCATGGTAAAGTAAGAACTATGGGTGCGATAACAGGACGTATGACGCATTCAGAGCCAAACATGGCTAATGTAGTTGCATCATATAAGCCTTACGGTAAAGAGTGTAGAGACTGTTGGACAGTAGCAGATACAAACAACTATGCGCTAGTAGGTGTTGATGCAAAAGGATTAGAATTGAGGATGCTGGCACATTATATGAATGATAAAGAGTTTACGGATGCTGTTGTTAGTGGTGATCCACATACTCTAAATCAAAAGGCAGCAGGGCTGCCAACTAGAGAAGCTGCTAAGACATTTATTTATGCACTGTGTTATGGTGCTGGTTCACAAAAGATAGGGAATATTATAGGAGGAAGTTCCCGCGAAGGAGAAAAGCTGAAACAAAAATTCTTCAAGAACATGCCTAAATTAGGTAACTTAATAAAGAAGGCACAACTGTATTCTCGTCGCGGTTATGTTAGAGGCGTTGATGGTAGGCGCTTGTTGGTTAGATCATCTCATGCTAGTCTAAATACCTTACTACAAGGGGCTGGTGCGATCTGTTGCAAGCAGTGGAGCATCTTACTGGATGATAAGATAGAGCAATTGCAGTTGGATGCTCACCTTGTTAATACCATTCACGATGAGCAACAATACGAATGTCATAAAAAAGATGTTGACAAGCTCTGTGAAATAGCGGATACTACAATGCAACAAGTAGGAGTTGATTTTAATATGAATATTATCCTTAATGCTGATGCAAAAGTAGGCACAACGTGGGCCGAAACACATTAGAAAAAAAAAGTTAGATTAGGGGTTGACTTTTAGTATGAAAGTGCTTATGTTGAGTAAGATGACGAGTTTAACGAAACTGAGGAGATAGCGAATGGCTAGAGAAACTACGATGTTAGCTGGTAAAGCGTATTGGACAAAGTTAAATACACCTGATAAAATGTCTGAAAAGTATCAGATGGATATCTGCAATTTATCTGAAGAAACTATTCAGAAACTAAAAGAACATGGTGTAAAGCCTAAAAATAAGGAAGATGATAGGGAGTGGTTTATCACCGCAAAGTCAAAGTTTGAGGTTCCTATCATTAATAATGATAAGGAGGGTATGAACGGAACCTTAATCGGAAACGGCTCTGCTGTTAAAGTTAAGATAACCTTTAATAAGGATCATCCTTTGATATCTGAGTTTGGTACTTCCATGTACCTTAATAAGGTGATGGTAACCAATCTTATTCCTTATGGCAACGACGATGACTTTGATGATGTAGAAGGAGTGAATGAAGGAGTAGAAGGAGATGAAGCACCCTTCTAAGTGAAGGTATGAACGATGGGTTTGATCTGTGATAAGTATAAAATGACAATTGCACGGGATCAATGGTATAGTGGGCGAGGGCGCTGGGCAGCTATACAAATATCAAAATAGGAGATAAGAATGCAGATTGAAAATTTAGTTGATGACATATACACTGTTCTAGAAGATGAGCATAAGGTATCTGAAGAGAACCTTAAATCCTTTCTAGAAGGGGTGTCTAATATTATCACCGCGCATATAGAACAGCCTCGACACAGTAATAAGACTACTTTGAGAATGTCTTCTATCGGTAAGAAGGACAGGCGCTTATGGCTGGACATAAAATATCCACAAGAGCAAGCTCTTCCATCAGGGCCAGTACTTATGAAGTTTTTGTACGGATCTTTGATAGAGGAGGTTCTTCTGCTTCTAGCAAAGGAAGCAGGACATGCTGTTACTGATGCACAAAAGAAGGTAACTATTTCTGGTGTCGATGGACATATGGATTGTAAGATTGATACTGAAATAGTGGATGTAAAAACAGCTAGTGATTTTTCCTTTAAGAAATTCAAAGATGGTACTCTTTTCAACAAGGATAGCTTTGGTTATCTGGGTCAATTGAGTGGCTATATGGAAGCGGAAGGGGCTGAAAGAGCGCACTTCCTCGTTATGAACAAGGTTACCGGGGAGCTTCTTCTTTTTACAGTAGATGATATAGATACAATCAATGTAGAAAAGAGGGTAGAGCATTTAAGAAGTATTCTAAATTCAGATGAGATACCTTCTATTTGTTATGAACCTATCCCTGAAGGAAAATCAGGGAACATGAAACTATCTATGGATTGTTCTTACTGTCCACATAAGTTAGAATGTTTTCCAGATGTCAGAGTATTTAAATACAGCCAAAAGAGAGTGTACCTTACAGAGGTTAAAAAAGAACCTCTTGTCGAGGAGATTACACATACACTAAAGGAATTTAAGAATGAATGAGGAGGATTTTGATGACCTAATGGAAACGGTAGACGAATTAATAACTAGAGTAAGCGACCTTACTGTTGCAATCGAAAAGCTAACATCTGTTATGGATTTTATGCCCAACAGTGGATTTGGTGTAGGAGAATATGATTAATGGTTGAACAAGCTAAGAGCAAGGTTATTCGCCGTGAAGCCTGTCCTGAGTGTGGTAGTAAGGACAATGTTGCAGTGTATGATGATGGTGGAAAACACTGCTATGGTTCTTCATGTACTTATCGTGTACATTCTAACAGTGGAAATATTATTAAAATGGAAAGGAAGCCTTCTCCTATGAAAACAACAGGTACTTTCAATAGTATAGTGGATCGAAAGATATCTTTGGATACCTGTAAATTTTATGGCGTGACAGTTACACAAGAACCTGTCAAGCATATCTATCCATACTACAATGAAACAGGAGAGCTTCTTGCCAACAAGATTAGAGATGTTGCAACCAAATCCTTTCATTCTGAAGGGAACATAAAGGGTAGTCTTTTATTTGGTCAGAATAAATTTAAAAACGGAGGGAATTTTATAACTCTTTGTGAAGGAGAGATTGATGCCTTATCTGCCTACGAGATGTTAGGCAGCAAATGGCCGGTAGT